ACGCGCCTGTCGGGCACGAACAGCATGATCATGCGGTTCAGGTAGCCCGAGACCACGTCCTGGCTGCCAAGGGCTGGCCAGAGGGTCTCTGGGGTGGTGGTGCCGTGCAGGCCGATGCAGGGGTAGGCGATGTCCTTGCGCTCCTTGGTCTTGCGGTCTGCGTACTCGGTGCCGTGGTAGACCGTGCCGGAGCTGGAGAAGAGCTTCATCAGGTTGGTCACGATGCTGGCCAGGTGGGGGCCTGCGCCCTTGGTGGCCACCGCCTTGAGCATCAGGCCCAGCTCGTCGATCTGGAACAGGCTCACCGGGTGATCCGCCGCCCGGGCCAAGAGGGCGGTGCCGGAGGCCAGCTCCTCGCCGCCAAGCAGGTCTGACAGCCCAGCGGCCTGGAAGAGCACCTTCACGCACTTGCGAGCGTGGTCCTTGCCGGCCGACGTGCCTGCCACGCCGACCATGTAGTAGTTGGTGCGCAGGCCGGTGCTGGTAGCCACCTTGCGCCCGAGCACGGTGCCGACCACCGACAGGGCTGCCGCGAGCGCCAGGATGGGCTGGGGCTTCTGGGCGGTCTGCAAGATCCATTCGGCCAGCTTCTGCACGATGCCGCCGGGCTTGAGCAGGTGCTCGGGGTAGTCCGGCACGTCGTAGATCATCTCGTCCGAGGCAGACGCCTTGACCGGCACCGCCTTGACGGGCGTGTCGTCACGGGTGACCACGGCGTCGGGCGTCGCCCTCGCCTTCTTGCGCTCTTCCTGCTTGGCCATCGCCGCGTCGAGGTCGAGGGTCACGTCGGGCTTGTGCTTGGGCGGGTGGCGCTCGACGCCAGCGACTTGGGCCGCCTCGTCGAGGGCGCGTTTGATGTCGCCGTTGTGCTGCAGGATGCACAGCAGGTCGAATGCGTCATGCGCGAACCCGTCAGCGATCGGGTCCGAGCCGTGGTGGCTGTAGCACTTCTGGTGGTCCTGGTCGCTGAAGACGACCACGCCGGGGATGCGGGTGCTGGAGCTGGGGGCGAGCCAGCGCTTGCCCTTCTTCTTGTACCCTGCCTGGCTCAACAGGTCCTCGACGCTGACGGCGCGGTTGTACTTGCCGATGATGTCGTTGCCGTCGGGTGTGACGGTGCGCCCGGCCTGCACGTAGCGCTTGCCGACGTGCATCTTCTTCCATGGGCACAGGTTCTCAATCTCCTCGCGCAGGCCCGACGACTTGTCGGCCAGGGTGCGCCAGAACTCCAGCAGCTTGGGCGGCACCAGCGGCAGCGTGTCGAAGTCCCACGGGGCCTTGCCCTCGGCCCATGTGTAGTGGTGGCCGTCAGGGTGCTGGCTGGGCGGCAGCACGTCCTGGTTGGGGCCAGCGCGGAACTCTGTGATGGTGAACCGATCGACGGGGCTCTTGGCGTCCTGCTTGGGCCATGTGATCTTGAGCAGCGGCATGTCTTCCGGCACGCCCGCGAAGATCGCCTTGTCGCGGTTTTCTTTGGACCGGATGCGCATTCCGAAGTCCATGATCTCGTCGTAGTCGAGACCGAACTCGTCGAAGATGAAGCGACTCCACGCCTCGTCGTCCACGTCGATTGCGCCGGTGCCGCTGGGCTGGTGCACTAGGCCCATGTTCTGCGGGCCTTGGGAGAACTTCTTGATCGCCTTCTCTGGCGTGTTGACCAGCTCGCTAGGCGCGTTCCATCCCGGATGGTTTGGCCCCTTAGTCCGCATCGGCATCATCACCAGGTTCCAGCCGTTCTGGATGTAGGCGAAAGAGTGTTCGATTTGGCTGCGCTGAAGGTCTGTCAGTTGAGATTCAGGATTGTCATTTGAAGTGGTCATCGTCTTGTTGATGCTGCGTGTCTTGTTTGGAAGGGAGACCGGGCCGCACCGAAGACAAGACGGAAACTTCGTGTGGGTGGCCGCCCAGCGGCCCGGTCAAATACATCATTGTGATAGGCGCGACCTAGTGGTTGCGCGGGGCTTCACGCCCGTGATACTTTTGGCAGGATCTTGGAGTCGGCCCGCAGCTTCCCACTGGAGATGTGTTCGATCCGCAACTGTTGCAGGTTGGGGATGCGACCTCGCGTCTTCCAGTTGCTGATGGTGGGCTGCGTCACTCCAATAGCCGCTGCGGCTGCCGCCTGAGAGCCAAAGTGCTTGATTACGTTGTCGATTTTCATGTTGCTCCAAAGGTTCGTCCGAGGATGCGAAGTATAAGCGATGTGATAACAGGTCGCAAACAGACCGTCAAGCTATCCCCCCTGCAGCCATGACCAAGAACTTCCAGCGCATGTCCATCGGAGATAGGCTCCGATACCTCATAGAGGTCAGGGGGTACACACAGGTGGCGCTCGCACAGAAGGTTGGAGTCACACAGGCGGCGATCAGCAACCTGGTCACAGACTCGTCGCGCAAGCCAAGCGCGCCGACGCTGCTCAAGCTCGCCGCAGCACTGCAGGCGAACCCCGACTGGATCATCACGGGTGAAGGCGAGCCCTTCCAGATGAGCACCGTGGGGGCCAAGAGCGAGCAGCAGCTCATCGAAGCATTCAGGGCCATGGACGACCAGGCCAAGGCCGCGTTGCTGGCCGCCGCAAAGGCAATGTCCAGCCGCTGAACTTCACATACCTGATAAAACCGTAGGGTCTTTTGAGACGCCTTTTTTGACGTGTGGACTTCACAATGTTTATACTCCAGCCACTGACCCAGCAGATCCTGGGGCGTAACTGGAGACCAACATGCAATACGGCGACATCACTCAGAGCTATATCCGCTCTGGCCGCTTTGACAGCAAGAACCGCGAGATCGGCTACATCGTCGTCTTCCGCGACAACGGCGTCGACTTCCGCGCCTATGTGCAGAACGCACGCCGTGTCGATGGCGAGTGGGCCGAGTTTGGCGTCAAGCAGCGCAGCAAGTCTTTCGACTCCCAGGCAGCAGCTACCCGCTGGGCCTACGCAACCGCCAACGAGCGGATCGCCAAGCTCAAAGCCTAATATCACATTGCCATAGGAGATCGACATGACACCATTGACCACCCGCGAAAAGCAACTCATCACCAAGAACATCCTGGCCGCATGCAAGGACATCACCAAGCTGAACAAGCGTGGCTACGACTTCATCAACGTGGCCAGTGGGTTCATCGCCCACTACAACCTGGCTGGCTTCATTGGCTACTACTCAGAGCACAGCTTGCAGGCCGACATTGAGCGCAATGCACGCCAGAACCAGTGGGGCAACTTCCGCAAGGGCGAGGCCTACTACGACTAATACATGGCCAAGCGCGATTGCTACAACATGATCCTGGGCGGCCTGGTGGCAGCCGACGTGATGGATGCGCAGCAGTTCATGCGCGACCATTTCCAAGTTATTCACATTGGTTAAGGAGACCGACATGAACGTCAAGAACGCACTGCACGACAAGTGCACATCTTCGATCAGCTTCCTCAAGCGAATGATCGCCGATCTGGAGCAAGTCAACGCCAACCTGCACAACATCCCCGAGAGCTACATGTTCAACCGGGAGGCGCAGCGCCAGCACAACCTGCGCACGATTGAGACCTACAAGGACGAGATCATTGAGCTGGAAGACCTGCGCGACGGCCACATCGCCGTGGACCGCTTGGGCACCGCTCGCCGCTTCTTCAACACCATGCCCGCATGGGGCACATACGGGACCTGAACATGAAGCACGACATCTTTGAGTTCAGCGCCGTCGGCATGACCACAACCCAACGCGCATGGCGCGTTGCCTTTCTGCTGGCACTGATTGCAGTGCTGTTGCTTGATCTGTATGTCTGGAGGCCCTGATGCGAGCCCCTGTCTATGGCGAGCTGCAGATCCACAAGGCTAACAACCTGATCCGTGGTCTGTGGTACTCGCGACACGAGGAGCCCAAGCCGGTGGAGTTCTACAGCCTGTGCGACCGCGAGTGGCAAGACCCCGCCAATCACGAAAGGGCGCTGGATCGCCAGTGGCTGGTCGGCACCCTGCTGAGCAAACTTGACGACAGGCGTCGCGACGTCCTGGTCATGCACTACGTCGAAGAGATGACGCTTGAAGAGATCGGCGACGTCTACGGCGTGACTAGGGAGCGCGTCAGGCAGATAGAGCGCGACGCCGTCCGTCGCGTCAAATACTGGGCACGCGATGCCATCCGCCTGAACCAGGCAATCAAGGAACACCGAGATCAACTGAAGGAGAAACTGTAATGATCAACGCCCAAGCAACAGGAGAACAGTGATGCCTTACGTTCACGTCCACATTGACCCTGACGACTTCGACACTGACGACCTGATCGAAGAGCTGGAGTCTCGCGGCTACACCGTCAGCAAGAACAGCGGCACCGAGGCGCTTGGCAGCCTTGACCACATTGAGCACTTGGCCATCTGCGGCCAGATTGAGATCGCCCGCGCCGAGGCGCTGCAGCTCGTCAGCAAGGCCATCGGCCGCCCACTCCAGTAACCCAAAGGAAGACCATGAAACTCGCCCCCATCCCCTGCTCCAAGCGCACCGAGCCCCTTGTGCCGGTAGATCACCCCGACTACGTCTGGACCACCGGTGCCGACGTGCAAGCCACCTGGCGTCGCTTCGGATGGCAGCCCATCCACGAAGTGAACGCCGCCGAAACAAGTGATGCAATTATCACAATGGCTATTGCCAGACGCTTCACAACTGTTATATGATCGAATCCCTGACCCGGCAGATCCCGGGCGCTTCCCAACAAGGAACACCATGAAACGCACCATCACCACCGAAGTCTTTGCCATCGCCAGCCCCTACAGCCGCCTCACCCCCGAGGACCTGCGCACCGGCGACGTCGGCTCCCAGCTCATGTACTCGACCACGGAAATGGCTGGCGTCGAAGGCTACATCGTTGTCGGCAAGGGCACCGTCACCGTGGAGCTGTACACGCCCAACGACGTGGCGGCCAGCCAAGTGCAGGCGCTGCGCGAGCAGGTCAAGATCGTGCAGGCCGAGGCTCAGCGCAAGGTCAACCGTCTTGAAGATCAGATCCGCAACCTGCAGGCCCTGACCTACGAACCCGCCAACGACGAGGCTGCGTGAAAGTCGTTGACGACCTTCACAATGCTGATATAATTCTCCCGAGACCACGTTTTTTAACCACTCCTTCAAGGACGCCAACATGCAAGCCATCACCATCTCCGAACTCGTCGCCGCCCGCATCGCCGCCAAGCGTGCCGAGGACGCCGCCATAAAGGCCCGCCGCGAGATCGACACCTCCATCGCCGAGCTGCTCAAGGACGCCAACAAGCCCGAGGGCTCCGTGTCCCAGAAGCTGCCCGAGGGCTACAAGGTCACCGTGACCTACACGATGGACCGCAAGGTCGACACCGACAAGCTCACCACCAACTGGGCCAAGCTGCCCCTCGACGTGCAGGCCGCGTTCAAGTGGAAGGCCGACCTGTCGGTGTCCGAGTTCCGCAAGCTGGAAGGCAAGGCCGCCCTGAGCGCCTCGCAGTACTTCACCACCAAAGAAGCCCGTCCTTCGATCACCATCGAAGCGATCTAAGTATCACAATGCTGTTCTACACGTACCTTCACCGCCGCGCCAGCGACAACTTGCCGTTCTACATTGGCAAGGGCAAGGGGTGCCGCGTCAACTCTCGCAAAAACAGAAGCCCGTACTGGCACCACGTTGCTGAGAAGCATGGGCTAAAGACAGAAGTTGTTGCGCACTGGTCAACCGAAGCCGAAGCCTTTGAGCACGAGAAGTTTTTGATCTGGTGCTTCCGTGACATGGGCTTCAGTTTGGTCAACCTGAGCGACGGCGGAGAGGGTCAGTCTGGCTATCAGCACACGGCCGAGACAAAGAGAAAGCTGTCGATTGCAGGTGCGGGGCGCAAGCCAACTACAGAGCAGCTTGCACTGGCATCCGCAAGAATGCTTGGCAACAAGCATTGGGCGGGCAAGAAGCACACGGAAGAGGCCAAGCAAAAGATCTCGGCTGGCAACAAGGGAAAGTTGTCAGGAAGCAAAAGTCCGCGCTTTGGGAAGCCTATTCCTGAATCTCAAAAGTTGGCCATCTCTAAGGCAACAAGCGGGGCTCAGCATCACATGGCGCGACCAGTTCTTTGCATCGAAACTGGCACCGTTTACGACACATGCGGATATGCAGCTCAAGACATTGGACAGTTTGGGGCTTACGCAAGAACAAACATTGCGAAAGCCGCAAACGGAACGATAAAAACTGCATACGGAAAAACTTGGAAATATCTTTAAAGGAAACATCATGGCTATTCAACTCAAGTCAACTAAACAAGCCGCCATGGATGGGATCAAGTGCCTTGTGCATGGACCCTCCGGCTCCGGCAAGACAACGCTCTGCTCCACCACCGGCGAGCCAACGATCATCATCAGCGCCGAGTCTGGCTTGCTGTCTTTGCGCGGCTTCGACATCCCGGTGCTTGAGGTCAAGACGCTGGATGAACTGTACGAGGCATACGCATATGTCGCTGGCGAGGCTGGCGCGCAGTATTCGTGGGTCTGCCTGGACAGCATCTCAGAGATTGCCGAGGTGGTGCTCAACCACGAGAAGAAGACGGCCAAAGATCCACGCCAAGCCTATGGCTCGCTGGCCGAAAAGATGACGGACCTGATCCGCGCCTTCCGAGACCTGCCTGGCCGCAACGTGCTGTTCCTGTGCAAACAGGAGAAGAGCAAGGATGAGCAAACGGGCGCGATGCTGTACGGCCCGAGCATGCCAGGCAACCAGCTCAAGAATGGGCTGGCTTACTTCTTTGACGAGGTTCTGGCTTTGCGGGTCGAGAAGGATGCCGACGGCAACCCCACCCGCTGGCTCCAAGCGCAGCGCGATTACAACTATGAAAGTAAAGACCGCAGCGGAGCGCTCGACATGTTTGAGCAGCCCGACATCGGGGCCATCGCCGCGAAGATTCGTGGCGCAGTTTCAGCCTAAGCGTACGTGGGCTTTATCACGTCGCATATCACATTGCCTACTATCCTTTGAAAGGGACACCCACCATGGCGCAATTCAACTTCGATACCAACACCGCTCCCAAGCGCGAGAACAACTACGAGCTGCTGCCCGCAGGCTGGTACACCGCCCAGGTGACCGAGTCCGAGCTGGTCGCCCTCAAGTCCGGCCAGGGCCAGGCCCTGAAGCTGACCATTGAGGTGCTCGACGACGGCTACCGCAACCGCAAGGTGTGGGCTCGCCTGAACGTGCGCCACTCCGGCAGCCCGAAGGCCGAGCAGATCGCTCAGGAGCAGCTCCGCGAGCTGTGCGAGTCGATCGGTGTGGTCCGCATGCAGGACACCGTCGAGCTGCACAACAAGCCGTTTTCCGTGAAGCTCAAGGTCCGCAAGGACGACACGGGCCAGTACGAGGACCAGAACGAGGTGACCGCGTTCAAGGCCGCCGGTGGTAGCCCCGCCCACGGCCAGGCGATGGCCGCCGGTATGGCCCAGCGTGCCGCCCCTCCCGCCTCTGCTGCGCCTGCTGCTGCTGCCGGTGGCTCGACTCCACCCTGGGCCAAGAAGGCCGCGTGATATTCGGGGCTGAAAGCGGATGCTGCAACGGGGGTGAGTCCCGCCTGTGGGGAGACTTCCCTGCCCACAGCGCAGACGCAGCGAGTAGGCCCCACCCCTTCCCTTCAACCACAACAAAGGAAACCTGTGAATCCAGTCCTAACCATCAAGGCCACCAAGATCGGTGTCGAGGTCATCTTGAACGCCCTGCAGAAGCTGCCCTATGAGCAGAGCGCAGGCCTGATCAAGGAGATCGAAGGCCAGGCCAACTACCAGTTGCAGCAACTGCAAGCCGCCGCTGAAGCAGCCGCACCGGCAGCCGAAGAGGCACCCGTCCTGACCGAGAAGGTCGAAACCACCAACGAGGAAGTCACCCAATGAAAACGAGCATCTACGCAGTCCAAGGCCCGGACCAGTTCCGCCTGGTCGAGGCAGTCAGCAAGCAGGCCGCCCTGCGCCACGTCGCACGCGACATCCTGAGCGTCGAGCGCGCCAGCCAGAAGACTCTGGTCGGTGCCATGACCGACGGCGTGAAGGTCGAAGTGGCCGGTGCTGAAGAGCCCGAAGCCGCGACCGCCGAGTAATCAGCCTGTGCCCTCGCGTGCGGGGGCATGGATTGATCACTTAAACACGGAGAACTTCCCAATGGCGACCTTGCCCGAACCCGCGCACAGCACCGTCAACAAGATCTACCAGGCCTACGAGAACGACGCCGAGGAGGGCAACCGCCCGCACCTGGGGGCCAGCCTGATTGGCCACGCCTGCGAGCGCTTCCTGTGGCTGACCTTCCGCTGGGTCGACGCCAAGAAGTTCAGCGGGCGCATGCTGCGCCTGTTTGAGACCGGCCAACTGGCCGAGGCCCGCTTCGTCAAGAACCTGCGTCGCATCGGTGTCGAGGTCCACGACGCGATGCCCGACGGCAGCCAGTGGCGCGTTTCGGATCTGGGCGGCCACTTCGCTGGCAGCATGGACGGCGCGTGCGTCGGCCTGCCCGAGGCCCCGAAGACCTGGCACGTCGCCGAGTTCAAGACGCACAACGACAAGTCCTTCACCGACCTGCAGAAGAACGCGGTGCGCAAGGCCAAGCCGCAGCACTACGCCCAGATGCAGATCTACATGGGTCTAACCAGCATGGTGCGCGCCCTCTACATGGCCGTGAACAAGAACAACGACGAGCTGTACATGGAGCGCGTCGACTTCGACCCGGTAGAGTTCGCCAGGCTGATGGCCCGCGCCGAGCGGGTGATCAAGGCCAACGAGCCGCCGCTTCGCTGCAGCAATGACCCGAGCTGGTACGTGTGCAAGATGTGCGACTTCCACGAGCACTGCCATGGCGAGAAGGCCCCGCAGGTCAACTGCCGCACCTGCGCGCACAGCACGCCCGAACTGGATGGCGAAGGCAAGTGGACCTGCTCGCTTGCGGGCACGTCACCTGTGACCATCCCCACGCCCGTGCAGCGCACCGGCTGCGGCCAGCACCGCTACATCCCCATCCTGCTGGAGCGCTTCGCGACGCAGGCCGACTATGTCAATGGTGATGTGATCTACACCGACGGCACCGGCGCGACGTTCGCCAACGGCGACGGACCCGGCGCGCTGACCAGCCAAGAGATCCGCGACCTGGAGCAGAAGACGATGCTCGGTGATGTGGCTGCGATGAAGCAGCAGCTCGCCGCCCAGGGGATCGACAGCAAGGTGGTTGCATGATCCCCCGCCCGTATCAGTCCCGCACGCTGGAAGAGCTGTGGGCGTGGTTCAGCAAGCACGACGGTGGCAACCCCATCGTCGAGGCCTGCGTGGGGGCTGGCAAGTCCCTGATGATCGCCCTGCTGGCGCAGCGTGCCGACATGGAGTTCCCCGGCACCCGCATCCTGGTGCTGGTGCACCAGAAGGAGCTGC